AAAGAATTTGGTATGTCACCATCATCGAGAAGTAAAGTTAAGTTGAAGAAACCTGAGACTAAAAAGGTAAACCCGTTTTCTCAGGTTAACAATCAAAAGCAAGGATAAAGGAGAAACCTATGCTAATTGTTAAACCGTCTGTCGAACTGTTGTGGATTACACCAGCACCTGAAAAGCAAATTGAAATTGCTGGTAGAACTTGCTATAAAAGCGAAGATAAAATAACCGAAGATTCTGCTGAAAAGTTCTGCCAAAAAATGCGCGAATCCGGTCATCATGCAATGTTGGAACATGCGTGTGCTTCTTTTCGGATTATAACGGATCGTGGTATTACGCATGAAATTGTACGTCACCGATTAGCAAGTTATGCACAGGAGTCTACCCGCTATTGTAATTATGGTGCTGACAAATTTGGTAATGAATGTTCGTTTATAGAACCTCCTGGTTTGGACAGACATCAACGATATGCATGGGTAAAAGCATGTAAACAAGCGGAAGAACAGTATTTGCAGATGTTAAACAATGGCTCCACTGCTCAGATTGCAAGAGCTGTTCTACCAAATTGTCTTAAAACTGAAATTGTAATGACTGCAAACTTGCGTGAGTGGAGGCATTTTGTCACCCTAAGAACAAGTAAAGCAGCGCACCCTCAAATTAGACCTATTGCTGCTAATATTTGGGCTTATTTAAACAACATTGCTCCAAGTATTTTTGAAGATCTTCAACCGGACAATGGGTTGTTTATTTAATATAACACCATTTTGCGCGAATAGGCTTGCAACCGAACGTCCCTTCAGTAAGGATTTTCGCGTAAATTTATTGTAACCTTAACTGAAGGTTTAATTTTGTCTAATTTCCTCTACGTTGAAAAACTTCTTCGTTACTGTCATGCTGCAATCGAAGATACCCTACCCCATCGTAAAACCTGCCGTTTAGAAAAACTCGCTTGCCAAAGGCATTTGAATGATTTGGCAAAACAAAACGATCCTGAATTTCTATATTATTTCGATGAAGATGCTGCTAATAAGCGGTGCTTCTTTATTGAGTGCCTACAGCATACGAAAGGCAAATGGCGCGGCACGTTTATCAGCCTTGAACCGGAACAAATTTTTGCTGAAGCTGTAAAGTTCGGTTGGTTGAAAAAAGAAAACGGTAAACGCCGTTTTGCAAAGAGTTATGAATGCATCCCCCGCAAGAATGGTAAAAGTATTAAGTCAGCAACTACAGGGCTTTACATGGCATTTGCTGATAACGAACCTTCAGCCGAAGTCTACGCCGGGGCTACAAGCGAAAAACAAGCCATGATGGTTTTTCAACCGGCTTATCAGATGGTGATTTTAAATACCGATTTTGCCGAATGGTATAATATTAAATTATCAGGTACACCTAAAAATCCAACTTCGATATACAATGAAGACGATATGTCATTATTTTGCCCCATTGTAGGCAATCCTGGCGACGGACAAAGCCCTCATTGTGCTCTTATCGATGAGTACCATGAACATCCTACTAGCGTTTTGTACGATGCTATGGATACTGGAACAGGTGCTAGAGAACAACCTTTGTTAGCCGTTATAACAACCGCTGGAGTTAATACAAGTTATCCTTGTTATGATTTACATTTGTATGCAATAAAGATATTAGAAGGAACTATTAAAGACGATAGATTTTTTGCAATGATATTTACAATTGATAAAGATGATAAATGGGAAGATTTTGAATCTTGGAAAAAAGCTAATCCTAATTACGGTGTATCGATAGAAAAAGATTATTTATGGGGTAAATATCAAGATGCTTTAAATAAACCAGAACAACGTAATGTACTGCTTACCAAGCATTTAAATTTATGGCAAAATGCAGGTATAGGTTTCATGGATATGTTGCGTTGGGATAAATGCACCGATAGAGACTTGGAAATTGAAAATTTTATTGGTCAAGATTGTTGGTTAAGTTTAGATCTTGCTTCCAAAATAGATTTAGCTGCTTTAGTGTTTTTATTTAGGTACAAACGTAAAGTAATAAACTTAACTTGTCCAAAATGCTTTGGTGAAGTTGTTATTAAAAATGAACATAACGTTTGTATTAGTGGTAAAACTATTGAAAGTTCTAAAGAAGGTGAAATGAAAGTATGTGATTGGATTAAACCTGTAAATAGAGATTGTGTAGTTGGTTTTGCTAATCATTATATACCAGAAGAACAAGTTAATAAAAAAGAAAACGCACATTATCAAAAATGGAGAGAGCAAGGTCATTTAATTGTAACTGAAGGTGCTAGAACTGATTTTCAATTAATAGAAGATAATATTAAACAAGCTACTAAATACTTTAATGTAAAAGAACTTGTATTTGATCCTAAAGAAGCTAGTTATTTAATACAAAATATTGAAAAATGGAGTTCTTTTGAATGTATTGAATTTGAACAAGGTCCAGCAAACATTTCTCAACCTATGAAAGAGCTTGAAGCTATGGTGGTAGCTTGCGAGTTTTGGCACACTGAAGATCCGGTTTATACTTGGTGCATGGGAAATGTCATTAAAAAGAAATCCAGAAGCGGCGGCACTGTAAAGCATTATTTTCCGACAAAGGAAAATGACAATCTGAAGATCGATAGCGCGGTGGCTACAATCTGCGGTCTTGGTCGTTTGATAACTTATGAAAACAGCAACGGTGCTTATGAAAGCAGAACGGCTTCTGGTCAAGATAAGGTTTTAAGGATTTTGTAATATTTTAAAATTATAGTTGCCTAAAAAAGTTAGGTAGCGTATTATTGTTTTAAAAATCTGATATTGTTATGGTTTGAATCGTGTGTAGTCACTATAGAGAGATAAATGAATAAATTTTTTAAAACAATTTCAAGAGCTTTGCCTGATAAAAGTGATTTTTTCCTATTGTTGGGGGTATCTTGTATTTTTTGGGGGATTTATCAAATTCACATTCCGGTCGCTTTTATAGTGACGGGGATTTTGTTTGCGCTAATTGGATATATCAACGCTGGATCTAGTTTTAAGGATAGCATTTAATGGCGTTATTGACTCCGATATATGAACGTAGGTCTGCTTCACAGACTTATAAATTGTCTGGTGGTGATCCAGAATTGGTAAGTATTTTTGGAGGAACTTCGTCAAATTCGGCTCAAAATGTCAATCCTAATACAGCAATGGCAATTTCTACTGTTTATGCTTGCGTTAATCGTAAAGCAAAAACTTTAGCAATGCTTCCGTTAAATGTAATGCGTTCTGTTGGTGATAAAAACGAAATCGCTTTAAATCACCGTTGTCAACGATTGTTAAACGCTCGTCCTAATCGTTGGCAAACCTCTTTTGAATGGCGTTTTATGATGGAATATCATAAGCAATTGAGAGGTAATGCTTATAGTTTTATTCTTTATCATCCAGGTAGAGGATTGAACGAATTGATTCCAATGGACCCCGATAGAGTTTTTCCTTTTTTAATAGATAATAAGGGTTCGATAATTTATGTAAGTGAAAATTCATCTTGTCCTGATGTTGGGGATACTCTTTGGTATCAGTACATTTCCTCTAATGGTACTGTTATTGTATTAAGTGATAAAGAAGTTGTTCATATAAAAGGCATTTCTTCAAATGGCATTGTTGGTAAACGTATTATTAGTTTAATGCGTGAGTCTGTTGGTTTAGCAATGGCAACTGAAGAACAAGGCGCTAGGTTGTTTTCAAACGGTGCTCAAATTGGTAAAGTCTTTACACATCCAAATTCTTTAAGCGATGAAACTTATAAACGATTAAAAACAGAATTAAACGACGCTACAGCAGGTGTTGTTAATGCCCACAAAACACTAATACTTGAAGATGGAATGAAAATTGAAAAAACCACCCTTACAATGGTTGAAAGTCAGTTTTTAGAAAGTCGTCAATTTCAAGTAGAAGATATTTGTTCTTTTATGGACGTTCCTCTTATTCTTATTAACAGATCTGGTGACAAGAACCAAACTTATGCTTCTGCTGAACAAATAATTAGTATTTTTATTACACATATGATGTATCCTGAGTTTGTTAATTGGGAACAATGTTTAAATAAAGATTTGCTGTATGATTCTGAAAAATCCACTCATTATTTTGATTTTGATTTTGATGAAATGTTACGTGGTGATACTAAAGCTAGAGCTGAATATTTGTTAAAGCGTTTTCAAATGGCTAGTATGTCACCTGATGAAATTAAAATATACGAAGGTGAAAATCCTACTGGTACTCCAGAAGGTAAAAAATATTACTTGCAATCTGGTATGATGCCTGTAGAAATGGCTGGTAAGCAAATTGCTAATCAATCTGTTAAACCTCCTGTTGAGCCGGTGATAGAATGAAAGGTATTCCTGAAGTAATAGCTTCTTTAAATGAACTGCTTGTTGAGCATCATTCTTATTTTGTTATAACAAGTCTTAATGCCGGTATTTGTAAAAAACTAGGCTTCGAAGAAACTGGTAAGCATTTTGTTTATTTGAATAAAGAAAGTCTGGAAAGTTGTGTTAAGTTAATTGATCGAATTTTGTTTCTTGATGGAACGCCGACTTTTGAAAAAGTAAATGAAATTGTTATTCCTGAAAGCATTGAAGAAATGTTGGTTTCAGATAAAGACTTTAAAATGAAATCTATCGCTTCATTGTCAAATGCTATAGATATATCAGCACAATTTAAAGATCATGGAACACGTTGTTTAATTGAAAAAATGTTGGTTGAAGAAGATGAACATTTGGCTAAAATTGAAGCCGAAATAATTCAGCATCTTAGATTGTGATATTTATGACAAACGAATCGGGAATCTATAAAATAACTAATCTGGTTAACGGTAAATATTATATTGGCAGTGCTGTTAATATTAATAGAAGATGGAGCGAACATAAGAGAAAATTAAGTAATAATAAACATCATAGTATTCATTTACAACGAGCTTGGAATATATACGGAGAAGATAATTTTAAATTTGAAGTTTTGTTTAATTGTTCTAAAGAAGAATTAATTCATTATGAACAACTGTATTTTGGCGAATTTAAGCCTGAGTATAATATATGTAAAGTAGCCGGTAGTCCTTTGGGTCGTAAGCATAGTGAACAATCCAAAAAGAAAATGAGTCTTATTTTAATAGGACATACCCGTAATAAAGGTATTGCTCATAGTGAAGAACATAATGCGAAAATAAGTGCTGCTAATAAAGGTAAAGTTGTTTCTAAAGAAACAAAATTTAAAATAAGTATTGCCAATAAAGGCAAAAAACGTTCAGAAGAAACCATTGCTAAACTTAGAGAGCGTGTTCATACTGATAAAAGCAAAGCAAAAATGTCAGTATCTGCTAAAAATAATCCAAATTTATATTGGAAAAATAAGAATTTGTCAGATAAACATAAAGAAAAAATATCAAAATCACATATTGGAAAAACTGTTTCAGAAGAAACAAAAGTAAAAATGAGTGCTTCCAAAATAGGGCATGTTGTATCTGATGAAACTCGGTTGAAATTAAAAGAAAGTAATAAAGGCAAAAAACGTTCAGAAGAAACTAGAAATAAAATTAGTATAGCTGGTAAAGGTCGTTTTGCCTCAGAAGGAACTCGATTAAAACGATCTTTAAGTATGAAGAGAACGTTGTCGATAAAGCATATTATAAACAATTGGGGTTGCGCTTTATAATGGAGAAGATTATGGAAATGGAACGACGTACTTACGAATCTACAGAACTACGTGTCGATTCTCCTGGATATGGTAAAAAAACCGCTACTATAAAAGGTTACGCTGCAAAGTTTAATTCCTTTTCAGAGAGTCTGCCTATACACGATGAGAGAGGCTATCAAATCGGTACTTTTCGTGAAGTATTGCTTCCTGGTTGCTTTACTGAAGCAATTAAGACTTCTGATGTTAGAGCGCTTGTAAATCATGACGCAAACCAAATTCTTGGTAGGACTATATCAGGTACATTACGGTTGATGGAAGACGGTGTTGGTTTACGTTTCGAAAACGATCCTCCTGATGTGTCCTACGCACGAGATATACAAGTGTCAATGACCAGGGGTGATATTTCACAATGCTCTTTTGGATTTCGTGTAGCTAAAGGTGGCGATACATATCTTAAAGATCCAGACACACCTAATGGATATATTAGAGAGATTAGGTGTGTCGATAAGTTGTTTGATGTGTCGGTGGTAACATATCCAGCTTATTTGGACACAGATTGTACTGTAGCCGTTCGAAGCATTATTAGCAATATAAAACATGATGAAGAAGCGGCTGTAAAAGCCGTTAAAGAACAAGAAGAAGCCGAGCGTCGGCGCGTGTCACATGTTAAAAGGAAGCGTTTAGAACTCGCTGAATTAGGTGTGTGATAAATTAATGGTAAAGTACAGGAGAAATTAAAATGGCTAAAGATTTGCGTGAACTTCACGAAAAACGAGTAAAATGCATTGCCGACGCAAGGGTATTGGTTGACAAGGCTGATGAAGAAAAAAGATCAATGACATCTGATGAAGATCGTCAATATGACGCTTTTATGGAAGATGAAAAGCGGTTTGGCAAAGAGATTAAGCGCGAAACTGAGCTTGCTGAAGCGGAACGTAGATCTGCTGAAAACGCCGTTAAAAATGCCGGTGATAAGCAAACTTCTACTACCCCCGAAGTAGAGCTTAGAACGCAAGCATTTAACACCTTGCTTATTCAAGGCCCACAGTCCTTGTCTATGGAAGAGAAACGTTCTCTTACTACCGGCAGTGATACCCAAGCGGGTTTCCTCAACGCTCCGCAAGAGTTTGTCAAACAGCTTATCGAGCGTGTTCGTGACGATGTTTATATTGAAGCTGCGAGTACTAAACATTCCACTACCAATGCAAACGGCCTTGGTTTTCCGACTCTCGAAACCTATCCTGGACAAATCAAAATGATTTCTGAGATTGGTGAAGCTCCTGAAGATACCGATTTGGCCTTTGGGAAACGTGAGTTTAAACCACATCTTTGCAAGAAACTCATCAAAATTTCTGACAAAATGCTCCGGGCTGATGGTATGAGCGCAGAAGCAATAGCAATTGATGCGGTTGCTTATATTGTGGGAATTACCAAAGAGTATATGTATTTGCTTGGAACTGGTAATCAAGAACCTCTTGGTTTGTTTGTTGCAAGTGCGAAAGGCATCCCCACTTCCAGGGATTTTTCTACCGATATGACAGTAAGCGATTTTACCCCTGATGCTTTGAAAGGTGTAAAATATTCTGTCAAATCACAGTATATGAAAACAGCTTCTTGGTTGTTTCATCGTGATGGAGTTGCAAAAGTTGCCAAACTGAAAGATGGTGAAGGTCGTTATATTTTTGATACCGGCGCTCAAGCTGGCGCAATGGACATGCTTCTAAATCGTCCGATGATGATGTCTGAATACGTACCTAATACTTTTACAACTGGTAAATATGTTGGATTGTTTGGTGATCTTACTAAATACTGGACTGTAAATAGTATGTCACTTCGTATCAAACGTTTGAATGAGCTTTTTGCTGCTACTTCTCAAGTTGGGTTTATTTTTGAACTTGAGTTTGATGGAATGCCTGTCCTTTCTGAAGCATTCACACGCATTAAAACTGCGTAATTTGAATTAATTTAAAGTTAATTTAAACTTTATTTGATAAGGAGTTTGTTATGAACATGGTTACAAATTTTAAGGTTGACCGGATTCTCGGTTATTATGCCGCTGCTCAAACCACCAGAAAATCTGATGTAATAGATATGGCTGGTTATGAAGGCTGTATGTTTATATTCGATTTTGGCACTTTGCTTGAAAATGGTACTATTGCTTGCGATATTAACGGCAATACTACCAATGCAACCGGCGGAACAAAATTAGCTGGTGGTGCTGATGTAACGGTAACCGCTGCTATGGCACTTGTTGCTAAGTCTGTTGTTGTTGTTGATATTTATCAACCGGAACCGTCTACTTCAAGATATCTTGAAGCGATGCTTACGCTTGGTGGTGCCAACACTGTTATTACTGGTATTACGGCAATTCGTTATAACGGTAAGTTAAAACCTGAATTGACTGACGGTTTGCTTGCCGCTGTATTGGCCGTAAGTCCTGCTGCTGCATAATCGGTAAGGTAAATATATTAGCTGAAGATAGTTTGTAACTATCTTCAGCTTGGAGGTTGTAATATGGGTACAAGTGCAAAAATTTACACAAAACAAGGTGCCGCTGAACTTGTAGTAGCTTCAGGCGGTACGCTTCGAGTACAAGGGTTTATGCCAAAAGCGCAAGCTGTTCCTGCTGCAAAAACAACAGCAGTTACTTTGACAATTGCCGAATTGCTTACAGGTATTGTTACGGCTACACATACAGCCGGTGCAACTGCTGCTTATACATTGCCAACAGGTGCTCTTGTTGATGCTGGATGCTCTTTAGAAATTGGAGATTCTTTTGATTGGTGCTTAATCAATCTTTCTGCTGCTGCTGCCGATACTGTTACGGTTACTGCTGGAACGGCGCATACTATTGTTGGTAACGCCATTGTACAATCGGTACATGCTAGCACTGGTTTGATTTACGGCAGTTCTGGAATGTTTAGGACTAAAAAAACTGCTGCTGATACGATGGTAACATATCGTATTGCATAAGGAGTTTGCTATGCAAAAAATTAAAATGAAATCCATTTCATCTGGACCGGACGGGGTCATGCACCCCGGCATGATTTATTCGGTTGAAGATGGGGAAGGTAAAACCCTGGTTGACGGTGGTTACGCAACCTATGAAACAGCTATGGTGAGTCCGGTTTCTATAGAAAAAGCCGGGAAATCGCCAAATTTGAATAAAATTAAGGCGGTTTCAGAATCTATGCCGAAGACTCCTGAAAAATCGGCTGAGCAAAAAATTGAGTGGGGTAAAAAGTAATGGCAACAAGAATAGTGCAAGGAAGTTTACAACCTTATTTTTATTTCGTCATTCCTGGAACTGACGATTTAACTGATGCGGTGCTTTCTTGTACTATGCTTGATGTTAACGATGTTATAATCGTTAATGATAGTTCTACTGGTTGTTATATAACAGATACAGTAGAACGTCAAGGTGAATACCGTTGGCAAGAAGGAGATACAGATTTAAGCGGTATTTATACCATTAAGTTTAACATAACTTTAGCCGATGATAGTGTTGTTGAAACAGATTCTTTTCCTATAGAAATAATCGCTAATGGATTAGATGAATTAATAACAGTTGAAGATTTCGAAAAACAAATAAGATTTTCTTTAGCAAATCAATCGGAACATATAATTCAATTGATACAAGCCGTTAGGGAAAATGGCGAAACTATTACAAAAAGAGCGTTAAAAATACATCAAAGAGTTTTGAATTTAAACGAATTTCCCGGAGGTAGGGGTTTAATAGAAATTCCATATCCTCCTTTACGTTCTATCGAAAGTATTGTATATACTGATATCGATAGAACTGAACAAACTTTAGACAGTTCTCTTTATAAGATATTTTTTAAAAACAATTGTAAACCTGAACAAC